GGAAGCTTCTATTTCCTTACGAATTTGATGAATGACATCAAATAGCATATTCCAATCTAATTCTGATTCTTCACGATTCTTTTTGCGATTTGCTTTATAATAAGGAAAGTAATCACGTCTCCAAACATTTGTGTTATCACAACAAAGAACAATTTCTCCGTACTGTTCAGAAAACTTTTTACGATTGAACCTAATTGAGTTAAGGAACATATGACGCAATAAATTTTCGTCTAATTCCACATTTGTATGATTACCAATACCTGCGAAAAGACTCGCAAGCATAACTTGGTTATAATCTACTAATATCATAGTGTGTACTCATAATTTAATTTGTATTAGCTATTTTAATCTATTTCTTCATCGCTGTCAATAGTTTTTTCAACATTTTTCATATAGCCGCCAGTTACTAATCCTGGAGTATCAGTCTCGGCAACAAATACATGGTTCTCCGCAAACTGCTGCAATTCGTGATCTACACCCATTGTCTGTAAATGTAAAGATCTTATAGATTCAAATATCAATATCATACTTGGAAAGTAAAGAGATATATCTTCGTCTAGGTTACACCCAGCTCGAGCCATTTCTCCTAATACATTTTCCCAAATGATTTCAGTCAGCTCTGACGAATAACTTTCTTTATATTCTCGAATTCGTTTTCCTACGTCTTCGGGAGTCCATTGAATGTCTTCATTCAATATTGGAAACTGAATTATGTTATCTTTGGTAGGCATCTCCGATGTTCCTTAATAGAGTGTTCCACATAGTAGCAAAAGAACCGATACTGTTTCTTGCTAGGTTAAATCTGTCAGAGAAAGTAAATCCATGAAAGTATCTAGGATCTTGTTTCATCTGATTTAATATTTGATTCGCAACTGCAAAGCTGAAGTTTGCATGAGCATTGACATCTTCGTTCCAATCATACATAATGGTTGCATTTGATGCGGTCTCAGGCAGTGCTCCATAATTTGGATGGATACATATTACTTGAGATTTGATTGCTTCTATCAGCGCGATACATGATGTCTCTTTCCATACATTTGGATATAAAAATATATGAGCCTTATCTAAAGCTTCGAGAACTTCATCGTTTGATACAACTCCATGATGAGTCATTTGGTCATGCTGATTAATTCTTTCAAATAAACCCTTATATGCTTCGTTACGTTGTTCCCAACCGTATATTTCAAATCCTGAATATACATCAAGATGAATATTGTCGTGTTGTTTACATAACGCTTCAAATACAGGCACAAGCAATTCAAGACCACGATGTGGAGTTGTGTGATATATGAAACGAATGGTTTCTAAATCTTTTTCTCTTGGTTCGTATTTCTTTTCAACTGCATTATTAATAACAGAACATTTGGAATAAGGAATGCCGTATCTCACAACATATTGATCTCTTTGCCATGCAGAGACAAACACAAAATGATTGAACTTATCCCAACCACCATCTCTTAATACTTTATTCTCGGGATCTTCTGCTAGATCATGGCACCAAAGGATATTCGGTACATCATCATATAATTCTCTTGGTCTTGATAAATGTATAGCAACTTTTTCTAATACTTCTTTATCAATGTTATCTATTAAACGTTGTCTCATCTGCTCAGTTCCGCCTTTACTATTGGCAGACAATTCTGATTCTACAACTTCGCCTTTATATATGCAACTCATTTTTACAATTCTCCATAAAATTTATTCTCTTCACGTTCATTATCAAATACGTCATCGAGCGATAACCACTGACCTTTTTCTTCCCACCAAGCTTTAAGAAACTCGTATGAGTAAAACGCTGAACTTGCTTGTTCGTTATAATAATATATATTCTTAGATCTAAAGTCAGTTACATTATGATTAAAGAGTGGAAAGGAAATAACTAATCCAAATCCATGTAATATATTATTCTCTGTTGTAATCGGAGATCCTAGTGGCATACGATAATGAATCTTGTCTTCAAAATCTCCAAAATAGTAATCTACTATTTTCTCTGCGTATTTCCTTGTTAACGCATAAGCTTGTAATCCATGATCCCAAGGAACTCGTTTTCGCGGAATCATAGGTATGTATTCATTTTTATAATCATAAGGATACTCAAATACATTACACATATGTAATGCTCCCCAATCATATTTACTGCATCTTTCAATATATTCTTCTAAAGTAAAGTTCCAATATTGAACCGTCTCATAATCAAGATCGTCTTCAAAGAACAGTCCGTAATCTTCGTCAGTATTTTCATACCACCATTTGATTGTAAGTAAATGAGAAGAGGTAACGCCTTTTGTAGTTTGTTCTACAATTTCAGGATCACCTACGAAAGGAATAGAAACTCCTTCCTCATAACGATCATAGGAATGAACTCTTATATCTGCAACACCGTGTCTTAAAAATTCTGACTCGGTCCAATCTTTTCTATCAGGACACGTCTTCAGATTGACTATGTTCGGCTTCGGCAGATTCCTCAGTTTGTCTGTTAATGCTATCAAGTTTATAATCTTCGTTAAGTTCATTGTAAATATCAATAAGTGTACTTTGAAAGTTTCTTACTGAACCATTATTATGTACTCTATATGTTTTAATATCGAGCTCTTCTTTAAGTACATATGCTTTATCAATTTTAGTTGCATAATTGATTGTTACTTCTTTGATTATATTACCATTAAAGTATCTGCGACTATCTGTTGAATAATCATGACCTTCTCTTGTTAATTGAACTATGACAATATTGTCCGATCCAACTTTTTCAATTAAAGGTTCAAGTTCTTCAACAAATCCACCATCTGCCACCGCATAATGCTTACCTTCTTCAATTTCTTCAGCAACCAATCGACCGAAGTAATCCAAACCTTTCTTTGGTTTGATAATATCTTCCGATACATGAATCATTGCTTCTCTACGAGATCTGTTTTCTAATGCAAGTTCTTTCTTTTCTTTTTGCTCTCTGTTATCATAACCTTGCATAAACCATTTTTCATCAACTTCAAAATGTTTACATGTTTCTTTAAATAGCTGATACTTGAAAGACAGATTGCCAAAACCAAACCTTTCTTTGTATAAGCTTGCTGCTTCATCTTTGCCTGAAGCGGGCGGTCCGTTAAATATTACTATCATCTAATTTTCCGTTTTGTTTATAGAATCCGTACTTACATATAAAATAGGCATCTACGATATCGGTAATCGGATTCCATGATTTGTTTATTATACCACATTTTTCGCGAATGTCAATAGAAACTTCCTGTTCAAACGCTTCAATCATAAATTCTTTATTTGCGTTACCTTTTCCACTTCCAAACTTTTTAATCATTGTTGGAGGATAAACTTCGTAAGGTATTCCTCTTTCATATAGCTTGTGTTTAAATAAACCACAATTTTCTGCAATTTGGAATACTCTACCAACTGCTCCAAATGCGTATCCTTCAATACCAACAAAGTCGCACTCAAAACATTTTGATTGCGACCAAGAACCAAGCATGTCATATCTTTCTTGGTCAGTGTTCCAATTGTCAGGATACATTGTTGCTTGATACTGACCTTTATTTCCTTGTAGCAATTTCTTTTGCTTTACATAATAATAAAAGGTACAGTTATCATAATTCCATTCTTTACCTTCATGTATACAAATTGCCGGACTACTCAAGCTGTAATCCACACCGGCAAACTTCATAATATACTCCATAATAAATTGTATAGAGTTATTTATTCATTCTGCACGGTAGAAGATATGAGATCCAATTGTTCCTATTTGTTGTAGTGTTGGTGCCCAATATGGATCTACAAATGTTGTATGATAATGTGTTGCTCCTTCTGTTAAACCTCTATACTTATCACCATATATTATTTGATGTGCAATAAGTCTTGATTCTTCAAATGCATCTGCTTCTGTAGGTTCATCATCTTTGCCATCGCAATACCAACTGAATTGACAACGATTTCTTATTGGTACAAGAACATCAGGGTCCTTCCAAGAAGGTTTATGTTCTCCTTGATATATTACACCACATACAGAGTTTGGGTATCTATCATCACGTACTCTATTTAAGACTACATCAGCAACAGCATATTTTCCTGCTAAATTTTCTGACCTTGCCTCGTGATAAACATTAATTGCTAAACATTCTACTTCTATTTCATCAGGCACAGGTTCAAATACAACATTACCAAATTCAGTATGTTGACTTGTCTCTCCCTTTACAGCCGTAGAAGCAGACAGGCCATATACCACCATGAATACAAGAAATGCGCCTGATACGACAGACAATATTGGAATTCTCATACGGTATTTTTACGATAAGCATCAATTAATTCATCACCTGTCTTTCTTTTACCGAAAGTATGCAAATGCTTACCGTCTTTACTTCGCTCAATAATACCACTATTATATTCTATATCCATAACATGTTCTTTACCGTTATTCGTATCTTGCGGTCTATCATCATACCACATAGAAGAAAGAGGATGGCAGTGGATGTTTTTTACACTCTCTGCCCATTTCTCTGCTTCCAATAGCAGTCGTTGTCTTTGTACTGTATTTCCATATTGTGTCATAGTTTTTCTCCTGGCTCAAAGCCTCTAAAAGTTTTAAATCTTGGAAATCTTAAACTGTATGTTTCTTGCGAATCTTGACTTATTGTAATTGCATCAGCTCTTACTTCAACTAATTGTCCAACTACAGATTCAATGTCACTC